GTATAGTAGTTCTCACAACGTCGTTTAGCTGATTCCTGGTAGCGTCCCTCTGATAGTCAAAGTAAGAGGTATCCCAAAACAAATCATCTGAACCATATACTTCAGACTCGTACACACCACTCCTTGAGTCATTATACAACATTCCAAGAGATACACCAGTTTGAACCTTGTAAATGTCACTTAGTTCACTCTCAGGCTGATTAGCTAGGGTATTAACATCTTGTGCATCCCATAACTCATGATAATACCTATTAGAGTAGTACCCAGAATAGTGAACACATCTTTTTAATGAGCCAATACCAGAACGGAAGAATGTAGGAGTAAAGTGCCAACACGGTATAGTCTCCCCAACTAGGAATACACTGTTAGTATCATCGGGGTCATCAATTGTTACTTTGTGAAACTGACCATCCTCTGTTAAAGTATACTCAGTACCTTGGACTAACTGAAAGTTGTCTCTACACACATGAACAGGTAAGTAACCATCATCATTAATAAGCTTAATCTCTACTAAGTCCCCAGTGTAGTAAGGGGAGGTATTAAAACGTAGGGAGAAGTTACTGGGTACTAAAGTAAAATGATTGTTAGATAAAGTCATTGTCTCCCAGTAAAGACCATTAAACTTTCTTACTTCTAAGTTGTCTTCTTTATCGGTAAGAGGTATAAACTTAAAACCATTGTTTGAGTACCCAGATGGTAAATTAGACGGTAGTGTAGAAATAATCCTTTGACTAGAGTTAACTGTTACTTGTAGTCTCCTGTGAAATAAGTTAGTAGTGTATCCAGCTAGTAGTTCAGCGTGAGATGGTGATGTTGTTAAGTCAGTTAACACTCTTTCCATATTAAACTCAGTAATAAGAAGTTTACTACTTGTGCTTGGCTCTACTGACACATCTGTGTCCCTATTAACTACACAGACAAATGTACGTTTTGAGTCTGAACATCCAGAAATACTAGGTAAATAACCACCCGTTAAACCATACTCTGACCATGCCTCTCTCTGATTAAAAAATACTAAGCAGGTATCTGGAATGTAACTGTCAACTCCTGAAGATAATCCTACCCACACTTCATCATCAACTTGATTATAGAATATCCAAGACTTAGTAGGATACGAATTATTCCTAACAAAGTAATCTTTTACTTTAATACCCATATTAAGAGTAACGTACTCACTGTTTTGTTGGGACACAGTAATAGAGTACAACCCAGATGACGATATAAAGACTACACTATCATCAGTTTTAGTCATACCATGTCTTGAGTAGCAACCAACACCCGATATAGTATTTTGATAGACATTAGTAGGTGTAACAGCTACTGAGTCACCACCGTGAATTCTCCTAGTAGTTTTCCTAGTGGTAACAAATAATGAGTTAAACCAAGGTAATACATTAGTAACAACATCTTCTACACTACCATCTAAATTAACCTCAATTGGTGAAGAAGCTATACCAGTGTCATCAAAGTCTACTTGGAAGTTTTGATAGAAAAATCTACTACCAGTATCAGCACTATTACTCATTAATACAGTTAATGGAGAAGAAGCGAACCCAGATAACACTAATCTATCTTGGTATAACCCGACAACACTAGGAAAGACACCAGTAGAGAAGTTAGCGTATAAACTAGCACCATACCAAGGACGGTACGAACCAGGTGTTTTAGGTGAATAATATGAAACAACAGCAGCACTTCCGATAACCGTAGGGGTAATTTTGGTATTAATAATTTCTACGAATCCCCCTGATATACCGTAAGGGTACGCACCACTAAAAACTATACACTTAGTTGTGTTAGTATTAGTAGTCTCTACCGTCATTGATGAGTTCAGTAACCAGTAATATTGATTAGTGGCATCATTAGCAGCTAATGTAGCACTATACCTAGCTTGTAAGAGTAACCCTAGTGAATTATATACTTGAATATCTGAACAGACAGTACCTGCACCTCCATTAAAAGGTAAATATACTTCTCTGACAATGTGAATAGGAGTCGGGGGATTAGTACCAGTTCCGTCAATACCACCAAAAGTCAACCACGAAGTACCTGGACTGATGTAGTCCGCTCCCGCTCCTGTAGTGTAAACTTTATTAGAAAAAGCGAATTCGTCTTTATCATCTGGTGTAGAGTCAAAAGTAAAAGCAGTTGGTGTAGCACTGTTAGATTTCCACACTAATAAAGGTTTCACACCATAACCTAAACTACTACCAAAAGATAAGGTGTCTGCCTCTAATCCTCTCCTCATTTCACTAGGAATTTCTACGTTAGCATCGGCATTAACTGAGGTATTAAACCTAAATGTAGACGCGTAGACTTGTTCGGCGGTTCTCTTAATACTCTCAGCCCACCAGTGCCAAGTAGGTTGCACAAGAGTTATAACTTGACCATTAGGAATTGTATTACTAAAAGTAAAAGTGGTATTAGGTGCTGAGTAAACTACGCTTGATAGTGTAACTATTGTGTTTCCGTAAATAGCGTATGTGTAGTCTTTACCCCATTGTGCTGAGTAGTCCCCATTTAAAACAATAGTTGTATCACCATCACCCGTCATCTTTACTTGGTTAATCTCTAACTCTACAATGGTATTACTAGGTGTAGCCATTATAAGTCTAGGATGAATTTCAGAAGTCCAGGTAATAGAAGGTTTCTCATTCTCAGCTAGTGACGACCACACATTAGGGTAAGTTACAATTAGAGTAGCTTGTGCTACAGTATCTTCTTCTGGGAGTAAGTATATGTCTAAATTTTTACCTCTCTTACTTACTAGAAGTGTGTTATCATCAAGTAGAGTAAAAGTAGTAATAATAGACCCATCAGGTTGTCCCGTGGTGATTTGTCTAATAAATGAACCGTCTCTCTTAGATAAAGTTCCTGACAAGCTAACTTTACAATTAAGCATATCAGGAGAGTCACTGTAAGGTAGGTTAACTGACACTGATGTCTTGTTTAAACCACCGTAATTGTCAATAAAAAAAGTTGTATCAGCATCCTGCCTAGTCCTATCCATCTGGGTCTGAGGCTGTTGACCGATAAACTTAGTTTCATCTTGTTTCATAGTACCCGCCGTCTTTTACTTCTGTACATTGAATAACCAGTAACAGGTAAACCACTATCACTTTGCATAGTGTGCTTCCTGAACATCTCGTAAGTTGAGTTAAAAGCTTGTGCTAAATTAAGGTCATTAGTATGTTTAATACAAAATAGTTCTGTAGCTTTGTACTGAACTAAGTTAACCAGTAAGTCACTAATTGAGAAGTAACCAGTATCACTACTAGGTACTGTAATTAGTGAGTATACCTCAAATTTAACCTTACTCCTACTAAGGGTATTATTCGGGTAAGGAGTTACTCTTACTCTGTTTTTAGACTCAATTGTGTAAGCTACTGGGGCATTAGCGTTATCAATAAACGGTACTTTGTTTATTTGTCTGTACTGTTCATTATCAACAAACTGAATAGGAATGTCATTATAGTCATAAGAAGATGATGGTAGTCCATCAGGTGAAGTATACCAATAAACATTCTTTAGTTTAGCTACTGAATCAGGTAGTGTAGCAACATCAGCAGACCAAGACTGAGCATTAATAATACTTCTTAATTCAGAGAAATGTCCTGAGTTAGCTACAAATAGAGCAGCTTCTCTGATACTAGCTAATACTGTGCTACCCAATACACCACCCAAGCTAGTCACAGAACGTTCGCCAACTGAGTTTAAAATATTGTTACCAACATCTAATCTTGATAGGGTAGAAGTTGTCATCAGTTTAACTCCTGTGTGAAACGACAACCAAAAATTCTGTTATTTTCAGAAGTAAAACCAGAAAAGTCGAACTCAGCGTCTAAGTGCAGAGTTACTAAGCTTATTGGTACTCCTAATAATTCCAGTTCTTCTAAGTACGACAGTACGTCACAACAGTTTTTAAGCATGAAAAAACCTCCTATGTAGATCAAGGGAGGTTTGCTGAGTCTAGATTAGAATGAAAGTGCTACTTTAGTGAATAATAACTGTGCTTTCCGTTCTAACTCCTCATCCTCAATACCAAACTCAATATCTAACTCTTGTTCTAACTCAATCCACATAAGCTCTGTCATAATATCTACAAAATCCTTAGCATCCATAATACACCTTAATTTATAATATCCTAGTAGGGGAGACTTACTGAGCGTCATACGTCCGCCTTTCCGAAATTCCCCTACCTGTACAGACTATGCTCTGTAATCACCCTTACGTCTTAAATACTCAACGGCTTTGATTACCTCTACACTCATTACACATAGTCTTGTGACCATTTCCGTCCTTAGCATAGTTTTCCAGTGTTTTAAACTGTAGACAGACTTTACAACGTTTAGTTTCCATGTACTTCACCAAAAAGAATAGTAGAGGTATTTATCCCTCTACCTATATTGTAGAACTATTCTTTAAGGTTTAGACCGAACCTATCAACTTTCACTACTATTGAGTAGTACGCAGTGGTCAGGACGGTACACTTCACAGTCATAAACTTGTGTTTGTACAATGTGCCACTCTTGGTAATCAACAGACCATTCAGCGTCAACGTTAGGGGACTTAACCATAGCCAGCTTACACCAATCAGGGTGAATTAACATAGCTGTGTCATATCCAGCAGTTAAAGCACTAGCAGTTACAGTCGTACCTGATTTTAAAGCGGGTGACTGGGTAGGATAGTAGAGAGAACCACTCATTCCAGGAGTAGGTGAAGTAGTCGCTACATCAGGGTCGCCGTTGTAGAATCCAGTAGTAGAGTTAGTTGACATGGAGTTAGACACATAGATAGGAATACCTAAAACACTTCCCACCATACCGTTACCAGAAACACCACTAGACAAACTACGATAATCAGCATGAATGAACTCATCTTGTGTAAGTAAAGAAGCGTGTTGTTTGACAGAGATTAACAGTTTAATTGCCGAACGAGGGATGTTGCTAAGCTCTAGTAACTCTAAACCTGCTACAATGTCAGTGTAATCTAATGGAGCAGCAGACGTGAGAACATTACTACCTGAGTTGTAGCCGTTAATTGTAGCGCGTTCTGCTAGTAAAGAATACTCGATGTCTCTAGCTAATGCCCAACCTGCTCGTTCTGTGTAGATAGCCCGTAAGTCATTCTGAGCCTGAATCTCAGTTAATGCGTCAATAGCGAAGGACGACTCTTTGTAACGGTTAACAATCATTGTCCATCTGTTTTCTGCGAACGACTGGTAGTTAACAGGATGACCCGCTACTTTGTTGTTCACAGCCATATTACTCACGAACGGTAAGTAAATGGTATCACCTTTACGACCTGCGAAATCAATCATTGACACCAATGGGCGCATGATTAAATTTTCGTTACGTCGTATAATAATATCTCTTGACCAAATTTCAGGAATAAAGACAGCAGCTTTGTTGTTATTAAAAGCACTACCCTGCGGAGACATTTCGTAATACATTAGTATTTACCTCTAATTAAAAGTCATTAATAAACGTACCGTTTTGTTTGGCACGCACGATTTCACCATACCTAGCCTGTACTTCCTCATCAGACCACTTAACAAAATCACTCATTTTGATAACAGGAGACTGACCTTGACCACCCCTATTCAACGGTCGTCTATTGGGTAGGTATTGGGGTACATCTGGTTGCTGAACTGAGTTCTGTTGTATTCCTTCTTGACGAATCAATGCTGCTAACATTCTAGCCCCATCTAAATTATCAAGAGCAGCAGCTTGTTTAGGATTAGTCGCCTGAATTTGCTTAAATCTTTGACCGATAAGAGGCATTAATGTGTCAAACTCAGCACCAAACTCCTGTTTAAGCTGTTGTGTCTGTTGTTGTACAGTAACCTGCTTTCTCCAAGTCTCTAGTCCTGTGTTAACTTGGGCTGTGTTATTAATTAACTGGTATACTTCCTTAATATCAATACCAATATACTTTTTAAAGTTATCAGCGAATTGTTTAGCTTCGTCAGTACCGAATTGTTTAGCGTACCAATCTTCTGTATTAACGGGTGGTGGTGCTACTTGTTCTACTACTTCTGGTTGACCAATAGAAGCGGGGTCAACACCTAGCTTAGTAGCTAATTCGTTAATATCATATCCAGGGTCAGGTGCTACTACTGGAGTGTCTCTCTTTATATCGGTTTCACTTCTTAAATAACCACTTGACGGTGTTGCACTTTCTGGGCTACCAGGAGCGGGTGTGTACGCTGGTTGGGACTCTACTGGTGTTGTGACTTGTGGAGTTTGTTCTTCAAACATATTATTCCTGTGTATTTAGAAGTTGTTTTCCTTGTACGTTACTCTGAGTAATAGCTGCTGCTAAGTCGGGATTCTCTAACATCATTTGTTGCATTTGGGCATTATCAAAGCTTGGTTTAAGCTGATTAGGGTCAACTGGTGTCTGAGGTTGAGCTTGTGCTTCTGGAGGAAGACCACCACCCTCTCCTCCTGTGATAGCGGACATCATGTCAATTGGACTTTGACCCGTAGCAGCATCAGCACCAGGACTATCCTGTTCTTGAGGTAATACAACAAATTTAGTCCAGTCACCCTTAATTAACCGTTTAGCTAAATCTTTAGCTACTTCCTTCCAATTAATAAACTGAGCTAATTGAGGACTACCCTGAACAAATGAGTAAAAGTCAGTATGTTGTCTTAACTCAAATTCTTTATCAATTACGTGGTCTGCACCTACTGGTATAATATCAAGCTCATTTAGTAACTCAGGTTGTCCAACACTATAAAACTTGTAAGAGTCGCCCATACTACCATTAACAGGCTTTTTAACTCTAATGGTTGTATCTTCCTCAGTGAACTGTCTCATAAACTCATAAGCTTTAACTAACAACTCTTTTAAAGCTGTTCTCTCTAAGTGTTTGTGGTATCTCCCTAATCTATTACCACCAGCGTTTTGACGTGCTTCAACTTCCTTAGCTGTTACACGCTCAGCATCACGACCTGAGTTAACACCAACGTAGTCACCAACACCACTGGCTTTATTAATCTTCTCCTCAAGCATCATCTCATCCTGAACAGTATTCTGCATAGAGGAACCATCCATCTGAACCATACCAACTGACTTAGTAGGGTCTTGTACGAGAAGAACTTTACCAGGTTCCGAATATACCTCAGATGGGTCAATACTCCCGTCATCGGCTACTAACCACATTGGGTTAACTGTTAACTCATCCACGTCGAGTCTGTGGTTTTGGTTGATGTACTGTTGATGAAGTTGTCCTAAAATTGGGTCAAGGAGTCCTCTACCATAAGGTGTCCCATGACCATTAATTAATGTACCAATAACAAATGGTTTACCTCCCCAATAAGGATTAGGCTCAAATACCATCAAACAATTCTCACAAGCTATAGCGTGTATGTCAATGTACTCACAGTTACCAATGGTCAAATTTCCCCAATACTCAAATAACTCAACCTCTTGGGTATCATGATTACTAGCATTAATACCATTAAAATACCTCTGAGTCTGCTTTTTAAGTGTTGACTGCGTAATACCTGATTGTTCAGCGTCATAAGACTTACAATTATAGATAGACTCAGCATCACCAAGGGGAAACACTCCTGACTCTACAAGCCTTAAACACTCACCCTTAGTCTTGATAATACGTCTAATAACGTCTCCTTTACGTGCTTCTTTAGCTCTAGGGTTAATAAAGAAGTCGTACATATCAACAACCTCAAAGTCGAACCCGTTTTGGTCAACCTTAGTATAAGGTACAGACTGAATAGTACCGTTAGCTTGTCTAAGTTTTTTCATTGAGTCTTTACTGTTGAACACCCAAGGAAGTGCTAAGACAGAAGTACCTACAATACAAGCTTGTCTAATAAAGCTATCCCAATAGTCCTGGAAGTTAGCTTCTTCTAATTTAATTAAAATAAATCTTGATAGTGCTGCTAATGTTTCTTCCCAATCTTCATCATCCATCTGTTCTTTAGGTTCTAAGTCAAACCAATTAGCAGTAGGGAAAAACGCGTCTTGTAAGTAACTATTAACCGTTTCTACTAATTCAAAGGCTTTACTTGTGGGTATTTTGTGACGATAATCGTTTTTTACGTCTCCTACAGTTAACATAGACTGTCGTTCAACAATCTGAGAACCACGCCAATTAGATGTGTACTGACCCCAACATTCCTCCCAGTCTTGCTCTAGTATACTTCTCTCCTGTGACCAGTTCTTAGCACAGGTTATAATAGCTGTTATAGCGTCTTGGTAGTATTGTGCGTACTTAGTCTTATCACCACACAAATAAGTCATTTGATAGTTTTTAGGATTAATCCTTTTAGTACGATTATCCATTAGTATGAGCCTCCGTATTTTTTGTTATGCTGCTTAGTGACTATCCTTTGCTTATCTGACATCTGTAAAGTAGGCTTACACACTTCATTTAGCATCTGTACAGCGTCTACACCATCATCATGCACAGTCTCAGCAGGGAAGAAGTTAAACTGGTCAACTAACTCAGTATTGGACTTACACCACGTTGTCATGAACAACATTTGATTAGTCAGAAGTGGCTCTAATCCAGACTCAATACGCTCTTTCTTACTCGACTTCTGAGTCGGTTTGTAGTCCCTAACACTAATTGGGTAGAACTCAGTAAAATACCTCTTAATTGTATCCTTGAGAATAGCTGCAAATGAGATAGTTTCTAGGTAAACTGATTTTAAGTGCCACTTGTCAAGTAGCTTATACATCTCTCTAATCCACTTATCAGGAGGTAATTTGAATAACCTAACATCTAGGATATACAAGTTCTTTTCCTTGTCTTTACCACCAATAGCTAAGGCTGTGTAGTCAGAATCTTTGTTACAAGTAGCAGCAGGGTCGATCACCAACATTGGTACAATCTCTACTGTTCTTGTAATGTCACCTTCCTTAAAGTCTATCCAAACTCTTATAGTACCTTCCTTAGTTCTAATCTGTGAAGCATGAATAAATTGTATTTTATCAAATGGTAGTATCTGGTCTTCTGTGACTAAAATTTCATTTAGGTACTGTGCGTAGAAGTGTTTCTTAGACGTTTTAGCCCGTCTTGTTTTTTCTTCCTTCTCATCCCATCTCTCATCCCAAATATAACCATCAGAGTTATCACGACCATTAACGTAAATATTCTCTTTCCAGACTCTAAAATCAGTCTCAGGGTCGTCAATAATTTGTTTATACCAATCATGTCTGAAGTAACGAGTACCTACAACTGTACAGTCACCACCAACATTACTCAGTTTTTTAAATACCTCTTTATACTTTTTATTACGTGTGACAGAACATAGTGTCTCATATAGGTCATCATCAAAGTACGCTGAGTCAAGTACGGAGAACATATCATTTCTCCAAGTATCAAGACGTTCTACTTTTTCTGGTTTATCGTAATTGTCAAAGTTGATAATATCATCAAAATACAGCTTATCATAGTGAAATCCAGTAGCGGGTGAGTCAACACTACCGACTGTTACAGTAGGCTCCTTAAGGGTATAAGTTCTTAATACTTGAATACCTTCCTGTGTCCACATTACTTTCTTATTACACTCCTCACCCTCTTTCTGCTCAGCTTGGTTCATCATGTCCTCATCCCACTCTGAGAACTCTAAGTCATTATTCTGAACGTAGTTACGACGTTTCTGGGCTACCTTATCCATTAGAGGTATTAATCTACCCTCGATATGTGGTCTGTCATTCCAAACGTGTTCTTGTAACCAAGGGTCTGTAAGGGTAGCTGTTATCTCCCTCATAATAGCCTTTGATAGTGGCTTACCTGAGCAACCAACGTAAATACGAATATTAGGGTTAACGTAGATTGAATGGAGTACATCTAAGACAGTAATAATAGTTGTTTTTAAGTGACCACGAGGCATTAAGATTAGGTCATTTTTACTGATAGCCTCATCATTGTCGTACCAATCTAGTAGTCTTTTATGAATCTTACCGAATGATTGGCAACCACCATGAAAACCAAGCATATCAAGGAAGTACCACTTATCGGCTAATGCTCTTACCTTGTCTAGCTTGGTAGGTATTTTTCTCTCTTTAACAAATCTTCTTCCCATTACTCACCTAACTTGAAAGGATTATCACTATTACGAAGAATGGTTGCCCCTGGAGTGTTAGTAGAGTTACTTGAGTTATTACCAAACTGTATAGGACTTGACTCTACAGTCTTTTTAATGTCCTCTGTTGCCTGTTGAGTGTACTTCTTTTCTAGTTCTTCTCTCTTTCTTAGTTCAGTCTCCCATGACCTAGCGTGACCAGCTACTTTATCCGCTTGGTCTAATTTATTGACTAGGTGCCTAGCGTTTCTGTAATCAGGTTTACCGTTCTTAGGAATATAAGTTTCTAAGTTAGCTTTATAGACATCTGAGTACCATCCTTGTCTAATACCCTCAATTAGAATACGAGCATTCACGTTATCTACCCTTGGGTCTTTACTTGTTAACCAATCAGGATTCTTGACAATATTTACATCTTTGTAACCTAGTTTGTCAATAACCTCCCTTTGAGCGCGTTCATAGTTTGCTTTATGAGTTAATTGAACCATTCCTCTACCGATGTAAGGGTAGTAACTAAGAGAACGTTGAAACGTAGATGGATTCTTTAAGTAGTAACCTTCTGCCACCGAGTTAAACGTATTATTCGTCTCATGTTCAGCAGTACCAAGGATGTAAGCAAGCTGAGGAGTGGTTAAACCCATCTCCCTACCAGCTTTTATAATAGCCTCAATGTTTTTAGTATTTCTAGGCATTTTATAACCCCATGTCAAGAGTGGTTAGTTGACTCACATTGGTAGCACTTGAGATATCACGCTTAACTTTAGAAAACTTAGATAGAGAAGTAGATAAATCAGTGAGTCTCAACGATAATGTTGACTTGTACAGGGCTGCTAACTCGCTACTGTTAGCTAGATTAACTGTATTTCCTGTACTTGGGTCAATAGCTGGCACCGGGTAAGTAATAGTAACTCCCTCCCTCTCGGACTCTACTAGAGTTTCTAAGTAGTCAAAGCACAACTCAATAAATTTGTCTGTAGAATCAGTAGCTTTCTCCTTGAGTAACCCTATATAAAATGGTTTTACTTCAGAGAATACAAATAAGGGTGCGCCAAACAAATACACATTGTTGTTTACTATGCTTAAGTTCTGCTTAGACACAGTCATTAACTCTTTACTTTTTTGAGTGTAATCAGGTAATACAATGTATCCTATGTTAGAGTCATTACTTAGGGAGGTTAACTTTCTCTCAGATGTAGAAAGTACCATATTAGATGTTTTGTCAAAGTACACATACATAGTTTTTACGTTGATGATAGAGCGAATGTAGCACCGTCTACAGAAGCAACAGCACCACTTGTTCCTGATTGAGTCACAGTAGTTGTTCTTAGTGCGTAACCTTGGGTCGAGACATTCCAATTGGCAGCAGTCCCTCCCCCTACTACTGAGTAATTGGTTACTCCTGTGTGATTCTCAGTAAAAAAGTTAAGGTAAGCCCCATCGGCTATTCTCCCGATTCTAGCCCCTGAGTTAGTGTGCCAAAACCTACTACCTCCTATAACTACATTTCTGTTACCCTTAGCCCCTAGTAGTGTTACCACTTCGGCGGTTGAAGGGGATGAAGTAGAAGTAGATTTAATAATAGTCCTGTGTATTTCTCCAGGTAAAAGACCAAAACAGCTTAGTAACCATCTGGATGTATTATCAGTTCTCGTGATGTAACACCCAAACAAAGCACATAAATTCATGCTAACAATTCTACTGGTAGAACCTGAGATGTTAAAACCACATCCGCTAAACTGAATACCAAAGTCCCCTGCGTACCCGAAAAAGCCAGTGACCTCAAAGTTAATAAACCTAAACTCTACATTTAGACTTTTACACTGAATAAAGCTGGAGTCCGCCAATGTCAAAGTAGTGTTTCTGTAATTAACACTAAAAACGGTAGTACCTGTGGGAGCCTGAATAGAGTCAATACCACCTGCTAATTGTAGTGATGTTCCACTACCACTAAGAACACACCAACAATCAACCTCCTCAGTGATTAACTTTTCTGGGGATACTCCAGGTTTAGTTCCTGATGAATACAAAAGAATGTCTCCCTCAGCAGTTCCTGTGGGTACTGTGGCTGTCATAGTCATAGTTTGCCAAGGAGTAGAACCACTTGAAAAAGTAGTAGTCCCTCTTGAGGTAATACTACCAATAATGATTACATTACCTTCACCACTCATTCCAGTAGGAAAAACTAACTTATCAGTAGAGTTAAATGTTCTATCTTTAAGGTTAATCGTGATTGTACCACCCCTAATCAGTGGTAGTCTAGGTAAAAACGTAGTAATTGACCAGTAAGTACCCGTTGAGTAACCGTCATTCCAAGATGTAGAACCATTTACTGAGTCATCCATATACAGGGTGGTAGTACCGTACGACCGTATACAAGCCCAATTAGTCCCATCGTACTCCATTAACCAAATTCTACCAGTAGGTGTATGAAGAAATTGTTCCCCAGTAGCAGGACTAGCAGGTAAAGTCGCACCAGTAGAAATACCACCAGAAGTAACCGTAGTGAACTCTAAAGCTGTAGCACCTGAGTTAACTGCTACTACCTTACCACCTTGTCCAGAATAACTGCTAGGAGTATCTGTTAAACCTAAGAATGTAGATGAACCTGTTCCCCCTGGTAAGTTACTAAGTAAAACTTTTTTATGAGTAGTAGCACTAGCATCATAAGTTACCACGTAATCGGCAGATGAGTCAGGAGTAGTATCGGCGGTTAATCCAGGAATGTCTAGACTAATTGTTCTGTTAGCAGCTATTGTACCACCACCTGTTAAGCCTGTGCCAGCAGACACACTAACAGCAGTATGGTCAATATGCTTATTAGCATCATAATTAGTAGTACCATTATGGTCAATGTTAGTTGATGTTACTAACTTATCAATAAGAACTTTCTTATGGTCAGTAGCACTAGCATCATAAGTAATAACGTAGTCATTAGCACGGTCAGGAGTAGTATCGGCGGTTAACTCAGTAATGTCAATATTAAAGGTTCTACTAGATGAAATATCACCACCACCTGATAAACCTGTGCCAGCAGTTAAAGTTACTGTAGTGTGGTCAATGTGCTTATTAGCTACAAAGTTAGTAGTAGCATCGTGGTTAACGTCAACAGACGCTCCAAACTTAGAGTTCAGTTGTGTCTGAATTGAAGAAGTTGCGTCCAGGAAGCCTAGTTGAGTAGCTGTGGTTGACGATACAACCAAATGACCACTAGCGTTCGTCACAGGTACTCTAGAAGCTGTCTGAGTGGTTGTCCAGCGAGTACCATCCGCTTTAGCGTATTGTGTATGGTCATCATCTAACAAACCAGTTAAGCTACTACCATGGTCAAGATTAGTTAAAACGTATGTCTTAACCTGTAAGGCTGTTACTTTGTTTGATGTGGCTCCACTAATATCTGTCTCAATCTGCATAGTGTCTGTTACACTAACAGCAGCTACTAAGTCATTAATTTTTACGTTAGGCATAATTTTAATCAGGTTGTTGTACTTTATAACCAGCTATGTAGAATTCATGGTTAATTAAACCAGTGAAGTTATCATTTAAGGTAACTCCAATATAGTCACCTATATTCATGTGTAGACATCTACCGTAGATTTCTCCTATGTGTAAGTGAGTAGATAAGCACTGGTTAACATTACTTCCAAGTAAGGTAGTACCATCACCAAATGACATCCAATCAGAATTGTCCTTAGCCTCATCAATAGTAATAACTTGAATAACTGAGTCGGACGAATTAAACAGTTTAATACTCACACCATTAGTTAAGGCTGTCATACTACCATACTGGTTAGGCTCGAATCCCTTGGTGTCAACAATATTAATTAGTATTGACGTAACAACTATAGGAACGGTAGCTGTGAACTTAGCTACAATAGCTACTCCACTGTAGTCCCCGTTAAGGTTCTCTGTTGCTCCATTAGTTACGTGAGATGAAACTAAACCGTTTCTCGTATTAGTGAACATCACACACCCGCCGTTACTCTAATATTTCCAGATACATCAATTCTTGTATTATCAGAAACATCTACCCTTGTTTCACTGGTAGATAATACACTAATAATAATAGACGTATCACCACTCCCGACCATTCTGTACTTTTTAAGTCTTTTCATGATAGGAACCATTGGTATTGGAGAACAGCACTTGTAGACAAGTACACTTTAATAACAGGTACTTTATTACTTCTAAAATCGTATCTTACCTCACTGTCACCATCCTCAAGTAAGAATCCTACAGTAGCACTAGGGTCTGTAGTACCACCGATAACATAGTGTATATTAGTGGCAACTGCCGAATCAGTGGTCGCTATGTTTTGCATAATCAGTACGTTAGCTGGCTTCGTAGCAGTTGTTAGTGTCTGTACTGATCCTGTAGTAGTAACCTGTAACGGTTCACTAGCAGGAATAATTGAAAAATCAGTGTGTCTTTGAACAGTCATATTAACCTCTAAGGGAGGGGGATAGTCCCCCCATTAAATTAGTCAAATACTAAACGACCAAATACTTTACCAGTAAATGTTAGCCCAGATGTAGACAAGTTATCATTTAGGTAAATACCAATTAGGTCATTTTTCCGTAACTGAATAGGAAAACCAAACATATCAGGGAATTCGTATTCAACAATGATGTGGTCAAAGTTATCAGCAGCAGTAGCGTCAACTGTGTAGAAGTACCGTCTTACCTCAGCACCGTGAATAGATGAGAAACCCTCGATAGTCTTAGCAGCAGCAGAAGCGAATAAGTTAGGAGAACCAGTAGTAGATGTACTAACACCCCAGATAACACCATTAGTAAGAGCAGCAGCCCCACCTAACCATAAAGATTGGTCAATAGCAGTAGCACCAGTGTAAGTTCCTAACCCAATTGACAAAACCATTCTGTGAATAACAGTTTGTCCAGTAGCCTTAAATGCAGCAAAGGTAGCTGTACTTGAGTAGTCCTCATTAAGACTAGAGTCGGAACCAGCACCAGCCTCAGTTAAGTCACCAATAACAGCTAATTCATTTAATACACCACCTAATAATCCATAACGCTCAGCACCTTCCATTTTAGCTGGAGTGCTTAACCAACCGTTAAATCTATTTGTAGCCACAATATACCTCTCTAGGGGAGGTTATCCCCTAATAACAATTACTCAGCAGCAGTCACAGTAGCAGTACCTGCTAACGGGTATTTATCAGGACTTAACATAGTCTTGTAAGTACCGTTTAACCAGTAGAGTTCTAAGTCAATAACAACAAAGATGTCTCTAGTCCCAGAAGACTCTAATACCCCTACTTCTAAACAGTCAAGCGTATCGTTAGCTACCACTGATAATGTAACGTCTGTGTCAATAGCTGTAGCACTCATTGTAACAGATGTAGAGCCACCATCATTTTCAAATACACCACCTGCTGCTAAGTACAGATTGTAAGGTACTTCATTAGTTACGTCAACTAAACACCCAACAATTCTAATAGAACCTTGTGTTTCTGGGGGAATATACAAGGCTTGCGCACCGTTAGTACGTTTAAGGAACTTGTTACCAGTACCTGTAGTCATACGTCCTTGAAAGCGAACCTTAGCATTAGTCTTTGACCAGAACATTTCATAGTCTTGACCTTTAACTGTATTACCGTACTCACCATAAACGGGAGATGTGAAACTCATAATTAATACCCTCTAGTTAGATAACTTAGTAAGTTTTGATTTCCTGGATTGAATGACAAATTTGTATTTTGTCGTCTGTTGTTGACTTGCTGAGATGCTCCCCTCTCAGCCTGACTAGCTTGCCCAGCTAGTTTAGAACTGTACTGTTGAGACTGAATAGCTGCTCTCTCGTTTAACCTACCTGCTTTCTCCATATTATAATCTGACTCAGCTTTATTGGCATATGTTGAAGCGTAGTTAAACATATCATTTAACTGTGACAACACTCCTTGTTCACTAGCACGTAACTGTTGAGATAAACTTTGTTCTTTACTTAACTGAGCATTGTAAGTTCCTTGGTCATAAATACCTGCTTTACCTACATTAGCATCGGCATTAGTAATTGTTTCTCCCAAGCCAGTAAAGGCTTGACCTGTTTTAGCTTGCCTATCAGCGTATCCTTGTGCGTATGGTTCCTGAACTTGTTTAAGCTTCTCAGGGTTATACCCGTATGTCTCTTGTTGTTTAGCCTGAGCCTGTTTCATAAGCTCATCTGGTTGATAATACGCGTTCTGTAAGCCACTAACATCAGCTTTGTATAGATTTGGGTTGTAAGCCTGAATTGATGTGCCTAGAAGTGAAGTAGCAGCCTTAGCAAAGTCCTCAGCAGTAGTAGCACCAAATAATTGAGTAGCATAAGCGTTATCTTGGTAGTCACTAAGAAGTCCTTTAACATTTTCAAAGCTTGTGTCATATTGACCTAGTAGTGAAGTAAGGTAGTTAGACAACTCCTCTTTCTGTTTACCAGCACTAGCGGTTAAACCATTCTTAGTAGCATCAGCACTAGCATTAGCTTGGTCATTTAATTGTTGGAAATACTCCTTCATTGACTCGTTCTGTTCAGCGTACTTGTCAGAGTATTCCTTTAACGCCTGTTGCCACTTCTCATTCTCTTGAGCTACTTTCTTCCTTGTCTCATCAGCCTCAGCTCTAGCTTGTTCTTCTAATTTATTTCTTTTCCAGTTAAGTGCCTCCCCGTACTTCCTTGTCCAGTACTCAGCTCCGTTGGCTCCAGCCCACTCAGCATTGTGGTCAGAGCCACCTTGTCTGTTACTCCAATACTCGTTAATGAGAGCCATCATGTCTCCACTAGGCTCATATTGACCTATATTAAGAGGCATGATTAATACCCTCCATAAGTATCACTACTTGTTCCATTAATGTACTCCATTAAAGAGTCTGTAACGGCGGTCGCTGTACGTGTAGCTTTCTCTTGAAAGGCAGGAATACCTTCAGTGTTAGCTTTATCAGATATATCAGTCTGCTGCTTAGCCCCATCAATCTGTGCATCAAGGTACTTAGTGAGAAACCCTAGTCCCTCGTTAAGTGCTTCAATGTTCTGGTCTCTGTATACATCAGCCTCTAGTGCTGCTTTATAAGCTCTCGTTGTTACTTCGTCTCTAATCTTTGTCCTAGCTGTACTCATCTCAGCTTCTTTTGTCTTAGCGTCATAGGCTACGTAGTTAACACCACCACCACTACCACCTAATACAAATAATTTCATCTTATTTACCCTCACTGTGTTTAGCTTGTTTAGCAGCACGTGCTTTGATTAGTGAAGCAGTAGCCTTAGCTTTAGCAGCTTGTATTTCCCGTCTCTCTTTTAGTTTCATTTCAGAAGTAATAGTAGTATAACCTTGTAAGTCTTCTAAAGTAATACCCTTACTCCTCATTGTTCTAAGTATAGACTCAATCTTGTTATGTTTGTCTCTTTGTTGAAACTCTAATTTTCTCTTATCAAGTTCAGACATAGTAACACCTAGTATAACGCTACTCACTAATGTTGCTTCTTTGTTTGTCTAATAACTCTTTTTGGTATTAAAAAAAAAAGAATATACTTTCCCTTAACTGCTAGACACTGAGGTTTCTCTGTACACTCTACAGAGAAATCCGCAGGAGCGTTTCTCTTTTCTCTAAAAGAGAAAGGCTCCGCAAAAAGTCATCAGTAAAATTATTTTAACCATAGAATGCGGGTTACAGCGTTGTAATATCACTACAGTACAGTAGTGATTACCACACCTAGTATATTCACTTACGTAATTCCCAGTCTGTACTTGTTCGGTCAGTTGTACGGTCGTGGAAACAAACCTTGTACCATAGTCAAATGTCATCTCAGTTGTACGTTATGTCACCTACAAGCACTGTTGTGTCTTAGTAAGGTAGAATGTATTTATCAAGTGTCTCAAAGCCTTGTACAGCCCCACAGTGCTTGATATAGTTACTGTTGACAGTTTGGTCAAAATTAGGTAAAAATTATGAGATAGGTAAACAGTAGTTGGTACAATGGTACAGTCCCCCATGCTAGTCCTTATCAGTGTTCTATAGTGAACGTACTAAGCGGGTGAAATGAAGGCTAGGCAAGGGTTGTAGGGTAGTACAGTCGCTTGTAACTACTTACTACTACTTCTCCAAAAACAGTTCATACTAACCACACTCAAACGTAGGCCCAGTCAGTGTTTAACTGGCC